GATGCAGAGCTCCCAGACCACGGGTGGCGAATCTTGAGAGGTACGACATTGACGCCATTATATGCGTCCATGCCGCACGACTCACGAAAAGAGCCACTCGTGCAACACTTAGAGACGTTGACACGAAGTCCAACATCTTCAAGTGCGCTAATTACCTCGTCGACGCAATGGGTGAGGACGATTATGTCATCACCGTAAACGTAGACGAGGTCCGAGCATTGACTGATGCTCAAGCCGAGCTTCTTGCTGACAGCTACTAAGCTGATTGCCCAGAAGACAAGCGCTTCGACGGGAAAGCATACTGCACTTCCCATAGGAGCAAACTTCTTCAAAGGTAATACTTCCCCAGAGGGAAGTTCAGTTTGAGCAGATCGAGCTGCTTCGAGAGCACGTACGATGCGGTCAGGGAAGATCGCTCGTACGAGGTCGAGTGAGACACGATCAGAGGCGTCTTTTAGATCAATAGTTGCGTAGACACCATGCCTTGAGGAATCAAGGGCTAGTTGTCTATTGACTTCTTGATCTGAAAAGTTAACACGGCCAGATGTGAGTTGATGAGACTCAATATGGTGTGTTAAGGTTCGCATAATACCTTGTTGGATCCACTGGATTTCCAGAGGCTCCATAGATATTAAGCGAGGTCCACGTGAATCCTTAGGAACAAGGCAAACCTTTGCAGTTGAGATTCCTCCCGGCAACAAAGACTTGTACCAATGTATCCTATCAAGGAGCTCGGTTGGTCCCACTACGAAGTACTCGTAGTAAGGAAACACCTGGTGAAGTGCGGGGTACTTCCTGGAGAATATCCATTTAGCATCACGCTTCTCACCAGTGCTCACAGAACCTGGGCCATGTTTGGGGACTATATCCTTGGGATCGTAATCCTCAAGGAGTTCACAGATCAGTGCTCGCTCCTCTTCAAGAGGGGGGAGTATGATGTGTGAAAGCTCTTCCTCAGTGTCGACAAAGGCATTGACCACACGGTCAATGTCTTTTGTTGAATAAGGAAGTTCGAGCTTATAGACCAGAAACAGGATTTGTCGGATGTCAGCGATTACGCTAACATCGTGACAAACCAGGTTACCGTCTGAGTCAAAGAGCAAATTGAGCAAACCTTGCAAGAAAGCAGGGAGAGCTCGATTCTTCCCGGGTTTGAACCCGAGAGGAATTGAGAATTTGCCGCCTACCAAACGTGCATCAAACGCTTTTCCCAAACGGGGAAGCGCCTTTGTAAGGAAGGTAAGCCCCTCAGACTCGACTCGAGATTTGATAGTCTCGAAGTCGCGAAAGAGAGTCTTAGACTGGGACGGGTGTCGCTCAGCTAGATCTTGGAACATATTGTCGTAGAGACCAAGGAAGAAGTAAACATCTTCCTTCTTCGGGCTTTTCGGTCGGGCCATTAGGCTCAGACTCCAAAAGTCCAAGATCCCTCACAAACAATATGGTGAGCTCTACGCAGCGAATCTAGGATTCGCCGCGAAGAAGCGCATCCATGTTGCCGGACGCGAGAAGCAGGTTGATGAGTTGGTAAACTCTGGCCTGCACCGCCGCCGTGTTGAAAAGGGTCGTCTGCGGCTTGCT